CCTTGAATAGGATCACCACCAGTAATTTCTTTCATAATACCTTCATTTATTTTGTCTCCCTTACTTGGTTCTTGCATTACTGCATATCTAACTCCTTGTAGTTGTACAATTTCTGAAGAAGTAGATCCTATAGAAGTTCTTTTTTGTGTAATTAAAGTAACTGGTACTGTTGCTTTATAATCACCTAGACTTTTACTCATTAATTCTACTAAAATAGATTTACCATTAGCGCCACTACCATTATAAATATTAAATGTTTGGTTCATATTAGTACCTACAATAGTAGATGCAAGATGTTCCCACATATATCTTCGTAAATCATTGTCTGGAAATAATTCTTTCATAAATTTATATATATCTTCTTTGATGTCTTCATATTTTTCATTTTTATTAAAATTAGAGGGACCAATTAATTCATTATATGGTATATAATCAATATGAGTTGATTTTGATATAAAATCATCTGGTCTACCTTTTCTATGTGTTTTATTTTTAATATCAACAACATAGTTATTAAAACACATTAAATATGGATTAGAGTCTAATTTATTTAAGAACTCTTTATCATAAAATAATTCTTTAGCTTCTTTCATTATATTATTTTTGCATGTAGTAGTTTTACATAAAATGCAAATATCCCCTAATTTAGAAGCTTTCAATTTTAATGAATCAGCAGGTTGATCGTTATTTTCTAATTTAGTGACAGTTTCAATTAAATCTTGTGCTTTTTTAATATAAACATCATGCATTTTTTTGGAAATTAATAATCTTAAAGAATTTCCACTATCAATTTCATGCCACTTATAATTGTTATATTCATACCATTGGTTATTTTTTACACTTACACAAACGAATTGATCTTTATATAATTGAAATAATACATTTGCCAAATCAAATTCACCAATTTTATCTTTAGTAACAATTGATTCCAATGTTAAATCAATAAAATATGAGATTGTTTCTTGTCTAATCTCTTGATAACTTTGAAAATTATCAGTTTTAGCCCAAAACATAATAGATCTAGATGTTAATTTGTCACTATTTCTTATTTCAAATGATTTCCACATATTATAATATTCTGGAATATCAGAATATTTAAATGAATCAGATAAACTACTTAATTTAATCCATGTTAAAAACATTTTTTCACTAGTATTTTTTAAAGCCCATCCAACTCTAATCCATTTATTATATGAACCTTCGCCATAATATTCTTTTGGTAATATCATAGTAAATAAATGTGTTTCTTTAAGTTCATAATCATTATTTGATAAATTGTTTAAAAACACGTCCAATAGATTATTCATATCTGTTTCATTTTTGATTTTCTTGTAATCAAAATATTCAAAATCAATATTATTATTGATTATATTTGCTTTTGGTTTTTTATCTTTATGTTTTAAGTTTTTATCTTCTTCTTCTATTGATTCTAATAAACTTTTATTATTTTTTAATGTAAATCTAATATGATTATCATATCTGGCAGACATTAATGGTAAATGTACTAATAAATCTTCCTTTGATAATGTTTTTTCCTTAATATCCCATAAATCATTTTCTGAATTATAAATTAATGAATAGTAATATGTTAAATTATATGCTTTATTACCTGGTTTACGCGAACCAAATAATTGCCAATTAACAAACCCCTTTGTTATACCTTCATCTATAACATCTTCATAACTATTTGTTAATGGTATACTTTCAAATATATTTTCAATTTCATTTAATATTTTTTTTCTTAATACAAGTTGCTCTGCTTTAGTCATTTTTATTGTAAAAACAATATGAATACCATCTTTCGTTTTATTTTCCAATGTATTAATTTCTGGTTTTTCGGTAACATATGCAAAAATATTACTTTTATCATTAATTTCAAACATTTCATTTAATTTGTTTAAGTACAAAATTATAATATCTAATATATGATTTTTATTATGTTGTCGTTTTTTTACATTTGAATTAAAACGTAAATCAATATCAATTAATAATGGACCATCTTCTGATAATTGTTTTTCAGTTAAGTATTCATAATTATTATTTACAAAAACATGATTATAATATAGATCCCAAAATTCTTTAGTATATTTTATATTATAACACCCACCATATATATTTAATTCTTTATCTCCTATTCTAGTATTTAAAATAATTTCCCCTTTATTTGCTTTGGAATTTTTTAAATAATCTTCATATTTTTTACTTGAATATGATTTAACTAAATTTGAAGTTGATTTCATTATTTTATTAATAATATATAATATTATATTTTTATTTCAATTTTATTATATTTTTAAAGATGTTTAAAAATAAAATAATATATTTATTACTGATATGATTTTACAAAAAAAAACTATTGAAAGAATTGCAAAAGACGTTAAATATCTAATAAATAATCCGTTAGATAATATTTATTATAAACATGATGAAAATAATATTTTATTAGGTTATGCATTAATTATTGGACCATCAGAAACACCATATAATTATGGTAATTATCTATTTAAATTCAAATTTCCTGAAAATTATCCATTTACTCCACCAAAAGTAACATTTATATCAAATAATGGAACTACACGATTTAATCCAAATCTATATATAAATGGAAAAGTATGTTTATCAATATTAAATACATGGAAAGGTGAATCATGGACATCATGTCAAACAATTTCAACTATTTTATTAACTTTATCTAGTATTTTAACAGAAAATCCATTACTTAATGAACCCGGTATTACTGAAAAAAATAATTCAAACAATATAAATAATTATAATTTAATAATAAAATATAAAAATATTGAATTTACTATTATTAAACAAATAAAATATTTACTTAATAAAGAAAATAACACCATATCACATAATATACTATTTAAATTTGAAGATGAAATAATTAATAACTTTTTAAAAAATTATGATAAAATTGATTTTATAATAAATAATTCATTTAAGGATATGTCTGAAACCAGTGAAACTATTTATAATAATAAAATTAAAATTAATAAAAACGAATTAAATATTAATCTTAATAAAATAAAATTGAAAATTAAAAATTAAATATAAATTAATATATTATATTAATTATTATGGATTTTTGCAAAATATGCAATAATATGTATTATATTAAAATTGAAAATGAAGATTCTGATTCTTTAATTTATTATTGTAGAAAATGTGGAAATGAAGATAATGATGCGATTAATATGAGTAAATCTATATTAAAACAAGTAATTAATGGAAATAATGATAACAAATCAACTACATATATTAATAAATATACAAAATATGATAGAACTTTACCAAGAATTAATTATATTAAATGTCCAAATTCTTCTTGTATTAGTAATAATAACGATTTTGATGTTAATACAAAAGAAATTATTTATATTAGATATGATAATATAAGTATGAAATATTTATATTTATGTAGTCACTGTAATACTTCGTGGAAAACCGAGAAGTAATTAATTTTAAAATTGATATAAATCTTATTTTTATATATTATAAAAATAAGATGGTTGCTGAAAATATTCAAGAGGATGATAATAATATTAGCGACGCCGATACTGCTAGTTTAGATGAAGATAATGATGATAATTCATCTCAAGATACTGATTCTATTGTTGATGATGATGATGATAATGATGAAATTGGTGAAGCCAATGAGGATGAAGAAGATGAATTAAGTATTCAATTAAATGATAAATCAAATGTTACAGTTAATAATAACTTTATTAATACAATACCTGATCTCGCTGATTTAGATTCAGAAGAATTCTTGAAAAAATTTGATAGTGAAAGCAAAAATAATTATATTATTAATTCTCATCCTGAATGCCTAAGTAAAAATTTTAATGAAATTAAAAAACTTGCCAATGTACAAAAAAAAGATGGGTTTATTAGTGATAAATTTCATAAAACAATCCCATTTTTAACCAAATTTGAAAAAACAAAAATATTAGGTATTAGAGTTAAACAATTAAATGCCGGAGCACAACCATTTATTAATGTATCTGAAAATATTTTAGATAATTTTATTATTGCAGAAAAAGAACTAAAAGAAAAAAAATTACCATTTATTATACAAAGACCATTACCCAATAATACATTTGAATATTGGTATGTAAAAGATTTAGAATTATATTAACATCTCCATCTATTACCACAATTTATACATGTTACAAATGTTGTCATAGGTTCATCAGCACTTCTAGTTTGTAATTGATAATATGTACATTTACTATATTCTTCTTCACATAAACCTCGTGCTTTACATTTTAAACATTTAAAATCATCTGTAGATGCCTCCACTTTAGGTGCAAATTTATTTTCATCCTTTAATCGCTTTGCCTCTAATAATGGATTCCATATATCTGGTCTTAATTCTTGATGTGTCATATATGCTAATTTATGTGCTTTAATTTCTTTATTTTTTAATTTTAATAATAAATCTTTGTTATTTAGATTAAATAATAAGCTTTTTAATTTTTGAATATATAGCATTACAAATTTATCATTTGACCATTTTTTTATTATATTTTTATTATCGCATAATTCTAATGTACAATTAAAAATACCCTTTTCTAAATTTTCAGAAATATTATTATTTTCTATAATAATATTTAATTTATTTTGTACATTTATTCTAAATTGTTTTGGATCTTTTATCTCTCTTATATATTTACTCATTATATAATTTAATCATTACTTAAATTTAAACTATTTTTCAATTTTATTTATTTTATTCACTATTTTCATCACTTGAATAATTATATATTTCATAATGTAATTCTGATCCTAATGATTTTACCGATTCATTATCCTCATCATCTTCATTATTTTTATTATCTTCATTATTTTCAAAACTTTCACTTTCTACAATCATATTACTCTTTTCATTTAATTCTTTCTTTTTATTATTTTCATTTAAAAAATATTGGAAATCACTATCTATTAAAGAAATAAACTCTTTATTCTTATTTTTCATTATAAAAATCGATTTACCATAAATATTTAAATCATTTTTTATAAAAAAATCAAAATTACTTTTAAATTTTTCTATACCTTTTGTTTTACCCCATAATTCTATTGTATTTTCATTCAAATCCCATTCTTTTATCTTAATAAAATTAATATTACTTTTTAAATTACATTTTTTATATATTGTTTCATTTGAAATATTATTTGTCTTTATATTTATTTCATTTATAGAACCATCTATAATTAATATAGTTTTAATCATTTATTATTAATATTATATTAATTTTTTTTTAAGTTATAATATAAATTATATTTTACCTCTAATTAGTATAATGTTTAACAATTTTTTAGAAACTTTTAAACTTATTTTATTATATATCTTTATAATATATATATTACACAAAGCTTTTATTTTTATTCAGAATTATATAAATTTAACTATTATACAAAATAATCAAATCAATAAATATAATAATACTATAGATAATACTATACATAATAATGATCCTAATCAAAATTATAAACTAGATAAAAATAATAAATCCCATCAAAATCAAACACCCAATCAATCCATCATTAATCAAACATCTATCCAAAATGAAACATATAATGATATTTCAAATAATATTTTAAATGATATTTCAAATAATATTTTAGATGATATTTCAAATCATATTTCAAATGATATTTCAAATCACATTTTAAATGATATTTCAAATCATACTATTACAAATAATAAAAATATAGAAAATGAATTAACTAATTTTTTAAAAAATCTAAAATAAAAAAAAAATGATTCAATAAATAATATTTTAAATATTATTTATATTAATATTTATATGAAAATTTTAGATCAATCTATTTTTAATTCTATAAAACATAGATTACCTATCAATAATATTAAATTTTTATCATATCCAAATAAAAATTTAGAAACCTCATCTGAATATTTTATTTTAAAACCAAAAGGAAAAAAATGCTACATATGGTTTACTTATTATCAAAAGGAAATATTATGCATATTAATATATTTAAATGATAACAATATTTTAAGTTCACAAAATAAATTTTATAAATTAGATATAGTATTTGATAATGAATTATGTTATAATAATACACTCATTCAATCTATTCTAATTAATAAAAAAAATATTACATATATCGTAATAGATACAATATTTAATTATAATATTTACAATTATATTATTTCTGAAAATTCATATTTACATAATATTAAAAGTAAATTAAAATTATATGATGTTGTTATCAAACAAATCATAAATAATAATAATTATAAATTTCATATACCTTTAATTCATAATAATATAGATGAGTTATATAAAAAAATACATAATTTAAATTATGATTTATATTGTATATCTGCTTATTCAACCACTAAATTTTTAGGAAATCTTATTTTTAATAATCAAGTTTCATTTGTTAATACTATTAAAGCTAATTTTTGTATTAAAGCTGAATATGCAATGGATATTTATTCTATATATATTTTAGATAACATTAATACTATATTTTATGATTATTTATTAATTGATTCTTATAAATTAAGTGTTTTTATGAATAATATTTTTAGAAAAATTAAAGAAAATAAAAATTTAGATTTGTTAGAAGAATCAGATTCTGAAGATGAATTTCAAGATACTTCTAAAAATAAATTTGTTAATACCGAAAAATCCATAGTTATGCAATGTATATATAATTATAAATTTAAAAAATGGATACCTGAAAAAGTAATAGAAACACATAATATTATTAATAAAAAAGAACTCAGTTTATTATTAAATAAAAAATATAATAATACCTATTCAAATTTGAATAATAGCTACTCAAAATCTAATAATAATTACTCAAAATCTAATAGTAATTACTCAAAATATAATAATAATTACTCAAAATATAATAATAACTACTCAAAATCTAATAATAGCCATTTAAAATTTGATAAACATTATAATAATAAACAATAATTATTATAATAATTGTAAAAAATTTATATATCTATATATCTATATATACAATTAATGCTTGGTGGTTATA